ATCCAACGCAGTGCAGCGTGCCGGTGAGTCGCCCGTCTGCCTTGCTGCTCGCCCCGCCGAACGAAGGCAGTTTCGGCGGATTCGCCGAGGACGCCAGCACGTCCGCCGCTTTCGCCGTCGCACGCTCTGCCGTCGCTTCGCCGATGGTGATGAGCGCCTCCTTGATGCCGTAGCGGTACTGAGACGCAGTATCATCAAGCGGTGCGCTGGTGCGTCGCTCGTAGCCGGTCGGCGTGCGCAGCGTGTATGCCACCGACACACGATTTGCCATATTTTCCAGCGATGCACCCACACGCAGTGCTCCGCTCTGCACCTCCGCTTCGTAGACAAAGCCCGCCCACACCTCGACGCCGAGGTCATTGACCAGGATCACCGGACGGCGCAGCATTTCCAGCACCGACCAGACGGCGTGCTCCGGGCCGTCTACATCAATCTGCGCCAAAGCGTAGCCCCACCGCGCGGTGGAACGATACCGGCGCACGGTCAGCTTCAATTCCGGCGAAATAGCGCCGTAGACCGCTTGCGAATCTTCCGCTGGCAGATACGCATGGATCATAGCGTCGCAATCCTCGGTCGATAGAACGCCTGAATCTGCATCGTCCACGCCGCCGTTACGCCTTGGCCTTCCTGCCACACGTAAAGCCGTTGCGCCGTGTTCGGTACAACGTGCACCGGCGGCGTGACGGTGTTATAGATCGGATGATTTGCTCCCGCCTCAATCAAGTATTGCGCTTCCTCGATGCCGTCGTCCACCAGCCAATCGTTGTTTTGCACGAGCATCCCGCGCTGCACGAAATAGCGGTAAAAGCGCTGTTCGGCGGGAGCAAGCACGAAGTAGTCGATGGCAGCGCTGAGAGAAGTCGAAGCGCCACGGAACCACAGGCGCAGCACCAACTGGCTCCATCCGCTGGCGTTGCTGCCGCCAGGCGGCAGGGGGATTGCGCCGAGGTCTTGCATGTAGACGGCGTTGCGCAGCGTCGCCATCGGCGTGCGGTAGAGCGTGACCAAACCGTAGTAGTCATAAAGTTGCGCCCAGCCGTAAAGCGGGCCGCTGCCGCCCGAAGACACGCTCGCGCAGCGCACCAGGATTCTTGCCCAGCGCCCGGCAAACTGGTTGACGGTCGCTGCTGGCAGATTGAACGCAATGCTTGCCGGATTGCTGCCGGTCACGTTGGCAATCTGCCCGCCGGATGCGCCGGTCAGGTTCGTCCCAGCGTAGCCGCTCGTGTTCGCCTCGCCCTCCAGGTGGATCGTCACGCTTGGCGCAAACGTGTTGTTGGAGATGTGGAAGCCGTAATAGCCACGGTTGGCGCCACTGGTGTTGCGCAGCCTGACCTCCAGCGGCGCTGGCAGGTCGCCGACGACGGACGCAGCGGCGATGTCGGCGTAGTTGGTTGTGCCGTTGTTGATCGTCAGCCCGCTGGTGTTATTGGCGCCGTTTGGATTCGTCAGTGGAATCTGCGTTCGTGCGCCCTCCCAGTACGGCTGGCGTGTGACGATGAGCGTCGCTTTGATCTGCGCCTGGCCGAACACGGTCAGCGCTTTGTCGTCGAGCACCAGCACGCCGCCGCTGATCTCACTGCGCCATGTGGTTGTGTCGCCGGACGGCTGGAAGTTCAGATAAACTTTTGCGCCAGTCAGCGCCTGCGCACGGCGTTCCGCCGCTGTGAGCGCTCGCTGAATGTCGCGCAGCTTTGCACGCATGGCATCCGGCGTTGAGCCGTAAATAACCAGTTCGATTGGCTCCGACACCGGCTCGCCGTTTGCTGACGTAGTCGGCGTGTACCTGGACAGCATCGCGCCGGATGCGGTCAGGCTGACCGTCGTTGCGCCGTAGGAAAGCGACAGTGCGTGCGTCATTACCAGCCCTCCCGCCTGGCCAGGTCACGGATGCGGTACGCCAGTTCCCAGATGTCCTGCTCGCTGCGGATGGTGGCATTTTGGATCGTGACGTTGACGCCACCACCACCCGCCGCCTTGCTCGCTTCCTGCCACGGTACGACCTGCGCGCCGCGCGGCAGAAAGACCAGTTCAGGACGTCGATTCTCGCCAACCCACGACCATCCGCCATGCGCGTAAGCGGTGCCGAGTTGGAAACCTGGCAGCGTCGGCAACGCTGGCAGTGCTGGCAGTTGGATGCCAGCGAACGGGTTCGGGATGGACAAGCCGCCGATCCAGTTCTTGAACGCCTCGATTGCATTCTTCAGGCTGTCGATAGCTTCCTTCACTCTGTCAATGCCGCTCCGTACCGGCTCAAACGCATCGTCCAGGCTTTCCCAAATGCCGTCCCACCAGCTTTTCAGGCTGTTCATTTGCGACTTGGCGCTGGAGTCCAGGTCGGTCAACGTGCCGAGCACCGCCGTTTTCAGCGTGTCGAAAATGGTCGAGCCGAAGGATTTGATGTTTTCTAACGTGGTGTTGAAATAAGTTTTGAAGCCATCGATTACGCCCTTGAACGCTTCCCAAGCGCCCGCCCAGTCGCCCTTGGCGATATTTTTTATCACTTCCACCATGCCACGAACGGTGTCCGCTATCAGATTGATCGTGTTGATGGCAGTGTCGATTATCGGCTGAAGGAGTCCTGGCAGATTCTCAAATGCCGCCGCCACCAGATTCACGCCGAAGTTGGCGGCTACTACCAACCCGACACCCAACGCCGCCAGAATCGGCTGGATGGCGTTCATGAGGTTGCCGAATGCGCCGCTGATCTTCTCGATGTTTGGCTGGAGCGCCGCCATCTTGCCTGGCAACTCCGCAGTCGCAGTCGCCAGACGCTCGAACGCTGGAGCCATGAATTCGCCGATAGCCTGGATAATCGAAATGGCGTTGGATTGCAACTCTGGCAGTTTAGAGTTCAATTCGCCGAAAAGATCAACGATTTTTTGGCCAGACGTAGCGGCTATCGCTGATAAACTATTCCACGCCGCTTGCGTTGCGCCAATAGCACCTGGAATCTGCGCCTGAAGCCAGTCGATCATCTGCGTGATAATCGGCCCCAAGCCCTCTATCGCCGGTGCGATAGACGCAGCAAAGTTCGACCACGCTGTCGTGGCGGTCGAAGCAAAATTGCTCCAGACCGCTTGCGCCGTCGCCAACGCCGCCGGTATCTGCGCCTCCATCCATCCCTTGATCTCGTCGATTTTCGGTTGCAGCTGAGCGACGAGATTTGCTGTTGCCTCCTGGATGCCGCCGAAGTTGGTAGCCCACGCCACGCCGAGCAGCGCAACGGCGCCGATAAGCAGGCCGATGGGACTGGCAAGAAAACCAAGCGCTGCACTTAAGCCGGACGCACCTACCGCTGCCACTTTTAGCGCAGTCCCCATCCCGACCAGTGCGGGGCCTGCTGCTGCCGCCACGCCAGCAACAATCAGACCTGTTCGCTGTATCGGCTCCGGCAGTGACCCCAGCGCCGTAATGCCGTCGGCGGCCATGCGCACGATTCCGCTCAGGCTGTCCAGAAATGGCAGCGCCGTCGAGATGAGAAACGAATCGACGGAGCCTTTGAAATATTCGATTGCGCCCGCCATGCCCTTCATTCGTGCGTTGGCCACGTCAGCCGCTGCGGTTTCGTTGTTTAGCGCCGCCGCCATCTTCGCCCAGCCATCCTGACCTTCCTTCAGTAGGATGTTGACTGCACGGATTGCATCCGAGCCAAAGATGGTGGCAAGCGCCTGTGCTCGTTGTTCCTCCGTCAACGTGCGCATGACGGTCGAGGTCGTGCCGCCAATGCTAGCCAAACTTGCATACTCTGCCTGAGCCGCTTGCAGCACGCGATTCAGGCGGTCAACCGCCACGATTTTGTCATTTTCGCTTTGAGCAACGCCAGCGATGCCGGACTGATAATCCGCCAGCTGTCTCTGTGTGCTCTCGATTATTTTCTCCAGGTACTTCATGCGCTCGGCCTGCTCTTGCGTTAAGTTGCTCGACGTAACCGTGACGGCTTGCGTGTCGTATAGCGCACGCTGCAGGTCGGCCATCACTTCTGGCAGCGCGCGCATGTTGCCCGCCGCATCGTAGACGCTGACGCCAAGCTCACGCAGCTTCTCGGCTGCATCGTCCGTTGGCGCCGTCAAGCGCATCAGCATGGTTTTGAGCGACGTGCCCGCGTCGCTACCCTTCAGGCCGTTGTTGCCGAGGATTGCCAGTGCGGTGTTGAGCGTCGCAAGAGACTGACCGGAAGAAGAGAAGACCGCACTGGCCATCTGCATTCCTTGCGCCAGGTCGGTGACCTCGACGCTGGACGCATTCGCCGCCGCTGCCAGCATGTTGGCGACGCTGGACGCCTGGCTTGCCTCCAGGCCGAAAGCGTTGACGGCGTTCGCCGTGATTTCCGCCGCCTGCGCGAGCCCTAGCCCGCCCGCCGCTGCCAGGTCGAGCGTGCCGCCAATGGCGGCTGAGATTTCGCTGGCACTCAAGCCAGCTTTGGCGAGTTCCAGCATCGCTTCGGCTGCTTCTCCGGCAGAGAACGACGTCTGAGCGCCGAGTTGCAGTGCTTGCTCCTGCAGCGCTTGCATGTCCGCAGCGGTGGCGCCGCTAACTTGCTGCATGACATTCATGCTCTGCTCGAAGTCGGCGGCGCTTTTGATTGCCATCGTTGCGATGCCTGCGAGCGGCGCGGTGACGCCCAGCGACAGCTTCGATCCCAGCCCCTGCAGCTTGTCGCCAGCCTTCGAGATAGAAGATGCAGCGTCGGATAGCGCCTCTTTCAGGTCGCCGACATCGCCCGTAATCTTGATGGCTAAGTTTGCGATTGTTCCCATAATGCCATCATTGCCTCGAAGCGCTGAACGTTTGGATGCGGCTTTGGCGTGTCATCGTTTTTCGCCCTATCGGCCAGGATGCCAACTCGTGGCAACAAGTCCGCCACGCTCACCGGCTGGTCGTCTTTGCCGCGGAACATATTGACAATAACAGCAAGAGCATGAGCCACACGATAATCGCTGCGTTCCTCGCCGAACGGCTCCACTGCGGCATACGCCATCCACTCGCTGAACTGGCGGCTGCTCATTCCCGCCAGCATTTCGTCAACGTTCGTGTGCCCAGCGGCCAGAGCTAAGCGATATGCGAATCGCCTGTCTGGCCGCTGTTGAAATTTTCCACGAGCTCGTTGACGGCGTCCTCCGTCAGACCGTTGCGCGCCCGAATGCGGTCGAAGATGCGGTCGAGCGCCTTAGCGCTTTTTCGCCCCAACGCCTCGATGTCCGCCTCGCTAAACAACGGCTGCATGTCTTCGCCGACGATGCAGAATGCGCAGAAGCGCGCGCGCACGTTCTTCAGGTTTAGTTGCTGGTTCGCCGCCGATTTTTGCCCATTGCGCTGCGGCGCAAGCAGGCTCGCTTCCAGCCGATCACGGTCGGCGGCGCTCAAGTCTCGGATGCGCACAATACCCCAGCCCGGCACGTCGCTCAGGTCAATGTCCTCGTAGCCGATGTCTTCAGCAGCAAGGATTTGGTCACGCGTCATAATCGCCATTTGCGCTCTCCTTACGGCACCGCCGCCAGGCTGTTGATGACCGTGACGCCGAACATCAGCGTATCGGCTGCGCTGTAGTCAG